CCACCCTAATTCGGAGGTTTAACCACCTCCACCAATTAAAGAGTTAAGAGAATGTTTAACAAGATGATTCTTATAGAGACAAAGATAGATATGATAACTGAAGAGATTATCGCCCTATTGGCACGTAAGAAACAAATGGATGAAACAGAATACTTAACTAAGTCAAAAGAGAACGATAAGAGACTCAGGGCTGCTATTAAGCAGTTCGATGACATGATGAGATAAAGGAAAAGGAAGTACAAGTAGTTGTCAGGGAATAGACGGTAAATACTTGTATATCACACACGGAGTACCACTGAGCAGGTCACGGGTCGGCGTTAAGTCGGCCCTCTGTTCATTAAAGGATATATAAACTCAATGGAAGGATTAATCCCCGAAATATTAAGATTTACAGGAATACTCCTCACACCAGTACTGGCAGTGATGGGATTTTTCGTGCGTCAGGCATTTGTGAAATTAGACCATACAATTGCCAAGGTAGATAATACCATATCTAGGGAAGAGGTACGAACGCTTATTGATGACCGTATAGAGTCTATTAAACAGAACCAACGTAATATAGAGCACGAGGTTGGCAAGATAGACAGGAAGCTAGATAGGATACATCAACTACTCATGGAGAACTTACGTATTGGCAAACAATGAAGATAAACCAGTAGAAGGCGAATTAATGCCTAATCTAGGCGGTAGACCTTCAAAGTGGCGCCCAGAGATGGTCCAAGAGATAGTAGAGATAATGAAGACCGGTAAATCTAAAGCCCAGGTATGTGCAATGTGGGGTGTGTCAGAAGATACCTTCTACAGATGGGTTAGAGAGAAACCAGAGCTAAAGGAAGCACTTGCAGTTGCAGTACCTGGTAGTGAGGCCCATTACCAGTACCTACTTCAGTTAATGGCAACAGGGCAGCTACCTAAAGGAAATATAACAGCATTGAAGTTCTTAATGCAGAAGATGTTCAAAGGGTACACACCTGAGACAAGTGAAGCAATAGGTACTCAGATTAACATACAATCTATGCAGGTACTAAAGTCAGTAGAAGAGCTGACCGATGCAGAATTAGAAGCTAAGATAGCTAAGAAGATGGAAGAATACAAGAAACTGACAGGGGAAGACAGTGACTGAACGCGATGCACAGTTAAAGGAAGAACTAGCCTTACTTATAGAGGAACAAGAACAGCGCATTAAGTATAATGTCTTAGATACTATGTTCCCAGATAAAGGGGAGTACTGTAGAGATAAATATAAGAAGCAGCTAGAGTTCTTCAAAGCAGGTAAAGACTACATACAGAGAGCCATGATTGCAGCGAATAGGACAGGTAAGACCGTTGCTGGGGGCTTTGAGATGGCTGTTCACTTGACTGGTCTGTACCCATATTGGTGGGAAGGTAAGAGATTTAATAGACCTGTTAATTGCTGGGCTGTAGGTGTAACCACAGTGCAGACTAAAGAGGCTATACAGAACCTACTACTAGGCGACTTCATGGACCAAGGAACAGGCCTTATCCCTAAGAAGAATTTAGATAATAAGAACGTTAACAAAGCAGGTAATCCAGAGACCATTGAGACTCTTAGGGTTAAACACTTCAATAAAGATGGTGTACATGATGGCTACTCAACTGTGACATTTAAGTCCTACGAGCAGCAACGTGTTAAGTTCCAAGGACAAAGTATTGATGTAGTGTGGCTCGATGAGGAACCTACTAACCATGACATATACACTGAGTGTCTAACCCGTATAGCCGTAGAGAAGAGAGGTGAGCAGGGTATTCTATACTGCACATTTACTCCACTAAACGGTATATCTGAAGTTGTATTAGGCTTTCTACCAGGAGGTTTAGTACCAGAAGGTGGTATAGTAAGAAATCTAGAGACAGGGGCTGAATGCTCTAAGTACACTGTATCGCTTACATGGGATGATATTCCTCATATATCACAGGCAATGAAGGAGGCATTATTAGCTTCATATAAACCACATGAGAGAGAAGCTAGGTCTAGAGGTATACCGTCATTAGGTTCAGGTGCTATATATCCAGTAGCGGAATCTAGTATAACATGTGCACCGTTTGAGGTACCACATTTCTGGCCTAGAGTATACGGATTAGACGTTGGAAAGCATACAGCAGCTGTATATGGTGCAATTGACCCTAACTCAGGTGTAACGTATATATACGATGAGATGATACTAATACAACAGCCTACGGCAGTTATTATAGCCGCCCTTAAAGGTAGAGGTGCTTGGATACCAGGAGTAGTAGATCCATACGCAGAGAAGAACTTTAACAGGGACGATATGCGTACTTACCTGCAGCAATATAACGACGAAGGACTAGATCTAACTAAAGCTATTAATAACGTTGAAGTTGGGTTAATGAATGTATGGAACGGTTTCTTAAGCGGCAGGTTGAAGATATTCACCAGTTGCCCTAATTTGATTATGGAGGTTAGGCTGTACCACCGTAATGGTAAAGGTGAGATAGTTAAGAAGGACGATCACTTAGTTGATGCACTTAGATACTTAAATGAATCAGGGCCAGATAGGGCAATAAGTAGAATTGAATATCAGACTGACGAAGAAGGTTACAGTGGTAACTATCATGACAAATACAACCAGCGCATGCAGAATGGCGCATCAGATATAACGGGGTACTAATGAGTAAGTTTACTAGTAAATTAAATCTAGAAGAAGTAGTAGGGATGCCTAATGTGGCAGAAGCCCTTACTAAGAAAGAGTTAGACGAGCTAGCTAATGAAGTCGTACGCCTATACGCTTATGATAAGCAGAGTAGACGTGAGTGGGAAGATGCAGCAGAGAAGGCATTTAAACTAATTGATCTTAAACATGAGCCTAAGTATTTCCCGTTCCCAGGCGCAAGTAATGTTAAGTACCCATTAGCATCTACTGCAGTCAATCAGTTCGCTGCACGTACAGCTCCTATGATTGTGCGTAATGGTAAGATTGCTGAAGTACAGGTAGTAGGTAGAGACTTAGATGGCGCTAAAGAAGAACGTGCTACTAGAGTATCTAAACATATGTCTTACCAGATATTACACCAGATGGATAACTGGGAATCTGATATGGACAAGGCTGTACATACATTAGGTGCAATAGGTATTATATTCAAGAAGACAACCTATAACCCGGTAACAGAGCGTCCTGAGACAAGAGTATGTAAATGGGACTCTGTTGTTATACACAATCAAGCAGAATCATTAGAATCAGCAAGAAGAATAAGCCACTGTATGCATATGCATAAGAATGATATCGTTGAGCGTATGAGAGTAGGGGTGTACTCAGAGCTTACAGTAGATGAATTAGACAATGAGTCCGCATCGTCAGACATGCAGGACAATATACATGAGATTATAGAGCAGCATTGCTTCCTTGATCTAGATGGTGATGGTTACGAAGAGCCTTATATCGTACTAGTGGATAGAGACCTGCAGAAGGTTTTACGTGTGGTAGCTAGGTTTGATGAGGAAGATGTACTGGTAAATGAAGAAGGTGATATACTTAGAATTAAACCTCTAATGTATTTCGCAGACTATCATTGTATGCCAGCGCCTGATGGCTCTTACTATAGCGTAGGTTTTGGCCAACAGTTGTTCTCTATTAACACTACAACAAACACAGTTATTAATCAGCTTATAGATGCTGGTACATTAGCTAATACACAGTCAGGTATGATAGACAAACGTCTTAAGATACCAGGAGGAGCGCTAGAGTTAGTGCCGGGGCAATTCACACGAGTTAATGGTTCAGGTACAGATGATATCTCTAAGTTCATACATACTATGTCCTTTAAGGAGCCTTCTACTGTACTATTATCTTTACTTGGTATGTTAGTTGAAGCAGGTAAGGAAGTATCCAGTGTAAGTGATGCATTAACAGGTAGAGAGCAAGCACAGAACGTAGCTGCTACTACTATGTTGGCATTGATTGAACAAGGTAATAAAGTATTCTCATCTATTCAGAAGAGGATATTCCAAGGCCTAAGCAAAGAGTTTAGAATACTATTTAGATTGAATAGAGTGTACTTAGATAGAGAAGAGTACTTCCGTATTATGGATGATGAAGCTGTTATCAGTAGAGATGA